TCACGGTTATTGTAATGCTTGTGGACACTATGCAAATAGTGGTTCACCAGTGAACCAAGATTATAAGGAGGATTCAGTTATGCAAACAATCACACCGAGAGGTGTATCTAATGCGTCAATTAAAGACAGACGCATATCATCTAGCATCACATCAAAGTTTGGTGTGACTGTAAGTTACGACAAGAAAGGTCAGATAGAGAAACACTACTATCCATACTACGACTCTAACGAGAGCAACAGGCTACTCGGCTATAAAGAGAGGACTGTCGCAACTAAAGAGTTTCAAATCATTGGCACTAACAAAGGAGCAGGGCTGTTCGGACAGAACGCTAACCGCTCCGGTGGTAAGTACCTAACTATTTGCGAGGGTGAAATTGATGCCCTCTCGATTTCAGAGATGTTTGATGGCAAGTGGCAGGTAGTATCACTCAAGAACGGAGCGTCATCTGCATCACGTGACATCAAAGAGAATCTAGAATACATAGAATCATTTGATAATATAGTCTTGTGTTTCGACCAAGACCAAGCCGGCAACGATGCTGTCAAGGCTGTACAAGACATAGTATCTGTTGGTAAGCTGAAAGTTTGTAAGCTACCTATGAAGGATGCTAGTGATATGCTAGTCAATGGTAAGGTTAAAGAGTTTACTAATGCTTGGTGGTCAGCTGAAGATTACACACCTGCTGGTATTGTCAGAGGTAAAGATACTTGGGAACATTTGTTAAAAGATGAGAACCTAGTGACTGTCGACTATCCGTGGCAAGGACTTAACAAACTGACGTATGGCTTTCGTGCTAAGGAACTTGTAACTATCACCAGTGGCTCAGGTATGGGAAAGACTAGTGTCGTTAAGGAATTAGAATCATACATACTTGATAAGACTGATGACAACCTAGCTATCATTCACCTTGAGGAATCTATAGAGCGTAGTGTTAAAGGCTTGATGTCTATCAAAGCTAACCTACCTATACATATACCACAGTATGAGCGTGAGTTAAGCACAGATGATAAGAAAGTTATTTGGCAGGAAGCTGTTGGTGATAAGAACGTATTCTTCTATGACCACTTCGGTAGTATGTCTGAGGATTCCTTGCTCAATGTAATCAGAACTTATGCTAAGTCTTATGACTGTAAGTGGATTGTCTTGGACCACCTATCAATCGTGGTGTCAGACCAAGAAGGTATACTTGACGAGCGTAAGGCAATCGATGCTATTATGACCAAGCTTAGGAAGATAGTACAAGAGACTGGCGTAGGCTTGTTCCTTATATCTCACCTCAGACGACCTCAAGGTAAGGCACACGAAGAAGGTGGACAGGTGAGCCTATCAGAACTTAGAGGTTCCGCAGCAATTGCTCAGTTATCTGACATAGTTATAGGCTTAGAGCGTAACCAACAGGCAGACGACCCTATACTACGTAATCAGACTACACTAAGGGTTATAAAGAATAGGTTCTCAGGTCTAACTGGTAAGGCTTGTAAGCTACAGTATGATGCAGACACAGGTAGACTATCGGAGGTACTAGATGAAACAGAAAGCTTTTTTTGATATAGAAACTGATGGTCTTAATGCTACCAAAGTACACTGCATTTGTGCGATGTTAGATAATGACGAGGACACTGTTTATAATTTTATAGGAGGGGAAGCGAATGGACTTTTTCGAAAATGGTTGGCATCAGAAGATGTCGACACTCTTATCGGACACAACATTATTGGCTTTGATGTTCCTGTTTTGCGTAGGCTTACTGGTCTTCGTTGGGACTTTGATATTCGGGACACTTTGGTTCTTAGTCGACTACACAATCCTAGCCTTGACGGCGGACATAGTCTAAGGTCTTGGGGTGAGCGACTAGGTAACTACAAGGATGACTATCAAGGTGGTTGGGAACAGTATAGCCCAGAGATGTTATCTTATTGCCAACAAGATGTTCGTGTTACTAAGGCTTTGTATAAGCATCTTATCGGGTTCACCAGTGAACCAGCAGTAGCTTTAGAACATAACACTGCTAACATCATTAAGACACAGACCGACAACGGTATGCAACTCAATGAGAGCAGAGCATACGAGTTGTTAGCTGAGATGAAAGAGAAAGTGTTTGACATAGAGGACGAGGTACACAAGAGATTTAAACCTCTGCCTGTATGGATTAGCTTACCACATCCTAAAGAAAAGAAACACAACAAAGATGGGAGTATATCTAAAAGGTATCAAGCACAACTAGATAGGGGTGCTAGGCGTTATCTTGGTGGTGATATAGCAGGTCATAGGACTACAGCATTTGATAAAAATGACCCTTACATACAAGATAGTATAGAGGATGGCGATTGGGGTTACTTTGAACATCCTGAGTTTAATCTTGGTTCTCGTCAGCAGATAGCTAAGTATCTACAGCACTTTGGTTGGAGACCTATGGCATTTACTGAGAAGGGTAGTGTTATCGTTGATGAAAAGGTTCTTAAGAATATTAAGATACCTGAAGCACAGTTGATTGTTGACTACCTTACTATTACCAAGCGTGTTGCGATGGTTAAGAGTTGGGTCGAAGCTATCAATGAAGATACTGGTAGGATACACGGTAATGTTAATCCTTGCGGTGCGGTAACAGGACGTATGACACACTCTAAGCCTAACTGTGCTCAAGTCCCTGCGACTAGGCACGACAAGAAAACCGGTGACATACTATGGGGTTTTGAGGGTGGCTATGGTGCTGACTGTCGTGACTTGTGGACTGTGCCTGATGGATATAGTTTGGTAGGTTGTGATGCTAGTGGTCTAGAACTTAGGATGCTCGCTCACTATATGAATGATGCTAAGTACACCAATGAGATACTTACTGGTGATATTCATACTGCCAATCAATTGTCTGCCGGTCTTGCGACTAGAGACCAAGCTAAGACTTTTATCTATGCGTTCCTATATGGTGCGGGTGATGCTAAGATTGGTGAGGTTGTAGGAGGTGGGTCATATCTTGGACGTAAACTTAAGAAGAACTTCCTTGATAATACTCCTTCTTTAAAATTACTAAGAACTAAGGTCACTAAATCCAGTGAGAAAGGATGGGTGACTGGGTTAGATGGACGTAAGCTACACATACGCTCTCAACATTCAGCACTAAATACTCTATTACAGAGTGCAGGTGCGGTTATAATGAAGAAAGCGTTGGTGTTACTAGATGCATATGCTACACAGTACAAGATAGATTATAAGTTTGTACTCAATGTGCACGATGAATTCCAGTGTGAGGTCAGAGATGACCAAGCTGATTTCTTCGGTGGTCTAGCGGTAGGGTCTATCATCCAAGCAGGTAAGTCTTTTAAACTAAACTGTCCACTGGACGGTGAATATAAGGTAGGTAAAACGTGGCAACAGACACACTAGTAGACGACATATATCGTATGATTGACACCAAGGTAATACCTAAAGGTGTAGATGTCGAAGAAGCAATAGAAACCTTTGGTGAGAATTGCAAACAGATGATGCGTAACAACATCACAGAGAGTAAGTTTGATAGACGTAAGTTACGTATGTCTAACATAGGTAAGAAAGATAGACAGTTATGGTACTCATACAACGGGTACAAAGGTGAGGAGCTTATGCCCCACACTAGAATTAAGTTTCTTTATGGTCACTTGATTGAAGAACTAGCTCTCGCTCTTACTAAACTATCCGGACATAGCGTTACAGATACTCAGAAGAAAGCAGAGGTCAACGGTATCAAAGGTTCTATGGACTGTAAGATTGATGGTGTACTAACAGATGTTAAGTCAGCATCACCTTATGGGTTCAAGAAATTCAAGGATGGTTCTCTTATTAATGATGACCCTTTTGGATACATAGACCAAATCAAAGGCTACGCTCACTCTGAGAAGACTAAAGATGTAGGTTGGTTGGTAATGGATAAGACTAATGGACACCTGACATATCTAAAGTATGATATGGAAGATGAATCTAAATGGTACTGGACTAAGCTTAATTTCTTCTCAATAGTAGATAGGATTAAGAATATTAAGAGAGTAGTTAAACAAGCAGAGCCACCTAAGAGATGTTATGAACCTATACCTGATGGTAAGTCAGGCAATATGAAACTTGCTGTAGGTTGTAGCTACTGTGCGTACAAGCAACAGTGTTGGGGTGACGAGCTTAGAACTTTTATTTATTCTACTGGTCCTCGCTACTTAGTAAAGGTAGAGAACGTACCGTCTGTACTGGAGGTTGATAAAGATGGCAACAAAATTTCGGAGTAAGCTAGAGAAGGAATGCTCAGAAGCTCTCGGTAAAGAGTGGTTGTATGAGCCTTGTAGGATAGCCTATACGATACGAAAGAACTACACCCCTGACTTTGTTAAGGGTAAGTATCATATAGAAGTTAAAGGGTTCTTCAGAAGCGGGGACAGACAGAAGTATAAATCTATTGCTGAGCAAATGACATTTGAAGGCAAAGAATTAATCTTCCTAATGCCCCGACCTGATGCTAAGGTAGCCAAGGGTAATAAGATTACTTATAGACAGTGGTGTGATAAGTATAATATTAAAATATTTTCAACGAAAGAAATTAAGGAGCTAAAAGAATGGACGAAGATAATATAAATCCTAACCACTACAAGCGTGGTAATATTGAGTGCATTGATTTTATTCTAGACCAAGATATGGATTATCTCACCGCCAGTATTTGCAAATATGTTTTTAGGTGGCGTGATAAGAATGGTGTAGAAGATTTAAAGAAGGCTCGGTGGTTTTTAGATAAACTTATAGAGCACGAAGGAGGTCAGTATGGCTCTAACACTGAATGAACTAAAGGAACGTATAGTTCAAGAGATAGTAGACCCTTGTACTCTGTGTGAAATCTTAGACATAACAACAGAAGATTTGCTACACGAGTTCGAGGATAAACTGATGGATAAACGAGAGGAGTTTGAAGATGAAGATGATGATGATATCGATTGAAAGTTTTTCACTACTGATGTCAGCTCTATTAATAATAGGAGGTTTATTATTATGGAGACACGGAACTAAGTGTTATGACCGAGGGATAACAGATGCTATACTGATGCACAGAGAAGGAAGACTACACTATAATACTTACTTAGATGACAATGGCAACAAGATGGTCAACATTGAAATCGACCCAATGGAGGATGAATGAACACATTACCAAATGATTACCAAAACTTTATAGCACTCAGCAGATATGCTAGGTGGCTACCTGAGAAGAAGAGACGAGAGACGTGGGAAGAAACCGTAGCACGTTACTTTGACTTTATGGAAGTACATCTCAAAGAGAATACCAATCAAGAGTTAGTGCCTAAGACTAGGAAGATACTGGAGGATGCTGTACTTAACTTAGAAGTA